GAGATCATTCCTTATCAATAAAGGTTTTGACCAGTTCACGAACACCATCTTCCAGCTTGTCAGGCTCCATTACTCTGCTGATAAACTCACCTTCATAAGTTTTCCAGCTAACCTCAACCTTTCCACAAGGAAGTATCTCGATTTCATATAATGTTTTATTGCTCATGCTGCCTCCCTAAAAAGGAAATCTGATTACAAAATCATAGGGTAATTTCTTTAGTCTGCCTTTTTCTCCTTTATAAATAGGCACAAACCAAGCAGTCTCCATCTCTATTTTACTGTGAAACACACGGTAGTTTTTGCCCTCCTCTGGTTTGAAATCTTTAAGTCGCTTAACAACACGGTAAATGGCTGTGCTGTTATAGCTTTCTGACTGCGGCGCTATGTAATAACTCATGCTGCCTCCTCATACTTTCGCTTCATAGTGAATTGTGACATGACATACTCGACTGCTTTCTGTGCAGCAGACGCAGCCTTAAGTATGTATTGGGGATCATCCTTGATTGCTTTCTGCCATGACTGAAGATAACTAGCGTGCTGCTTTAAGTCATAGGACACGCCAAGTTCAGCGCACAAGAAGACACTGCCAAGCTCAGCAACTAACTCTTCTTTCGCATAATCCTCGCTGCCAAACATGCCAGTAAGCGGTCTATCTAATCGTTTGCTGTGACCAGTAGCGTGAATACACTCATGGTATAGCGTCGATTGGTGGTCATCATCTGACTCAAATTGTCCCGGCAGCGGCATCTTGATCTTGTCAGTAACAGGTGAGTAACAAGGATTGTGGTGAGCATGGCAATCAAGCCCAACATGAAGAGCCTCTACTATTTCATACGGTCTTTCTAATTTACTTGTCCTTATCTGAACTGGTGGCACCTCAATACCAATCTGATCTAAATTGAATAAGTTATACAGCTTGGCAAACTTAAACATCTTTTCAGGGTCATCTTTGTCAGTGCCAGTACCAAAGAACACAGCTGGTGTAGCTGTCTGCCCTTTGACTGAACCTCCAAGGTCTTTTGCCTGATTAAACGTCACCCAATATGGGCTTGTATAATCATTAGCCCATGCCGAGATCATCGTCATTATTTGATTAGTCCCAGTGTAAGGACGCTTACTTAACCAGTTGCAATGTAGACGTGACTGTGATTGCCAAGTCTTACGCCAAGTCAACTCATCTTCCATTGCCTTAGATATAAGTTCGACAATACGATTGTATTTCTTAGACATACCTAACTCCTTGTGATTGAAAATAGGCTGAAGATACCTCCAACCTTTGCTAAACTTTACCAACCTTTGCAATGTTATGCAAACATTACTATCAATAATTAGTCGGCAATTAATTCACCAAGCTCAGAAAACTCGGGCTGTTCAACGGCTGCATAACCAACCGCATCCATCGAGTCGCAAATATCCTGCAAGTAAACAGGATGCAAGCCTTCGTCCAATCGGCTATGGAATTTTACCTCAGCCAAATGAATTCCCGTGTAATCTACAATCCGATATGTATCCATCACCCCTCCTCCGGAGCGGCTATCAGCGCAGCCACCATCAACATCGCCATCGCATACATTCCGAGGCTGTATAAAAGGTTCTTGCTATCCGCCATAATCAGCCCCTGAACACAAAGCACAATCCCCGTCACCAAATACACATAAAACAATATCTTGTAAGTATTCATACCAATCTCCTTAGATAAAAAAATAGGGGCCGAAGCCCCTTGGTGATTAAGCTACCTGCTCTGATTTGTTGCGAAGATACTCAAGTGTTCGTTCGGCTCGTTCGATCTGAGCAGAGTGAGCATCCTCAACTGCCATCGACAACATCTTCTTACCTGACTTTGTCTTGCGTTCCCAAATGGCGATCTCAATTCTCTTGCCTTCGAGCATGATTTCTCCCTTAAAGGATGGAGCTTTTTCGCTGCGCTCGAGTCCCTTGTCGTTGTAGAAGGCTATTCCTTTGTTGTTTTCGATGTTAAGTGCCATGATATTTCCTCTATTGATTGATTTGTGTCGTTGCCGACAAGAGCAGAACTTCACTGGCCGTGCATGATTGCAAGGGGGAAGTTGAGCGTGAATCGCGGAGGGTCCGCGCGAGGGGGTTATCGCGTGGAAACCGTTATTCTCGCGGCCCTTGCGAGCAGGTGCGGACTGTGAATTCGTTGCGGTTGTCAGGCTACGACGGGTACAAATCTATCGATAGAGGACATATCGCTTATGGCGCTTGGCGTCGGGAACGGCAAAGGATTCTGCAACGGCGAGGGTGAGGAGCAGCGGAAAACGGAATCCGTGTGAGCAATCAGGATTGAAGGCAACCCCCCTGCCATTTGGGAATGCAGGACAAAGGCTACACAGCTGCCGACAACAACTGCTTACTCTGATCATATCGGGCTAGTCGATACTCTATGTGGAAGGCTACTGGATAGCTCAGGGGATCCCAGCCAGACTCTCACACTCGTCCATACCGGACAATACGACACGTTGACCTGATGGGGGTCGAATAACACTACGGGGGGAGGCAGAGCATCGCCGGTGATATATATAGTTCCCACCCAGATACAAAAAAAGCGGAAATTGAAAAAAGGAATGTGTTATAGATACTAGCTAAGCGGCGGGTTTGTTAGAAGAAAAAGTAATATCGACGAGCTGTTTGTATTTCTATGGATTTATCTATAGGATAGGGGGGGTAAGGCGGGCGTAATATGCTCGTTTAGTTTTTGAGGAGATCTAAAATGGAAGACAAAGGCCATACAGTTGAATATACGTCCATTGATTACCACTCAATGTGCGAGAAATCCAAGTCCATAGTTAAGGAAATGCAGAAAGCTGGCTATCAGACTATGCATGACGCCAAGAAAACCCCAGAAGAAGTAGGGAAAATGGACGGATACTCAATCATTATGATGGGAAAGCATGACTGATCAGCGCAATCAAGGCTCTGGCAGGCCATCCAAGAGGGATCTTGCTAGTAATTCAGCTGGGGGAAGGAAGAAAGTCGGGCGTCCAAAGGGTGACGCCGCGATCATTAACGAGTATAAAGCCCGTATGCTGGCCTCGCCGCGCTCAAAGAAGGTAATGGACACTATATTTGAGGCTGCATTAGACCATGACCATAGAAATCAGGCCGCAGCATGGAAGTTGGTAATGGATCGGATACTTCCGGTGGCTGCATTTGAGAAGGATATTGTCAAAGATGCTGGAAGAAGCGCGATACAAATTAACATCACTGGTGTTGGAGCTACGTCTATTACGAATGCAGCTGCAACAGAAGGCGAAGAAGAAGATACAGTCATTGCGATCCAAGATCCGAGCGATCAAGATCAGCATTAACCAGTTTATCCATGAAATTTTTCGATAAGTCTGAGTTTAACTGCCAATACACAGGGGAAAACGAAATGAACCCTGAGTTTTTGCAGAAACTCGACGAGCTACGCGAAACATGCGGCTTTCCTTTCGTTATTACTAGCGGGTACAGAAGCCCAGACCACCCCATCGAAGCTGAAAAAGACAGTCCCGGCACTCATGCCCAAGGCATCGCAGCTGATATTGCGGTGAATAGCTCAGCTGACAGATACATACTAATTAACTACGCTTTTCAACAGGGATTTACGGGGATCGGGGTAGATTCTGGGTTTATTCACCTAGATATTCGTGACACTGTACCTGTAATCTGGACGTACTGATGTTATATACCAAGCATTTACAGTTAACTGACGCAGCAGAAACAATACTGTTTACTGTGCCTACTGGCTTTCATGTAGTAATTTACTATATCTTTATTGCCAATCATGCGGGCAGCACAAAGACAGCTTCTTTGCATTTTCATAATGCTGGCGGAGCTAACAGGGTAGATATTTATGATGATGAGAGCGTGGGTAGCGGTAATAGGCTGACTCTTGATAATGGAGGCGGTCCTATTTTTGCTTTACATGAAGGCGAGGTAGTTAAGATACAAACAGAAGCCAGTTCAGATATGGAATTTGCGGTGACATTTGATTTGATTGAGATGTCACCATCGTTAATTAACTTTGTATAAAAGCCCTTATTGGAGAACTTTATGAAAACTATTGTGGTAGCACTGGCGGTATTAGCATTAACGGGTTGCGCCTCAAGCAACTCACTATATTACGAAGCAGTACAAAAAACTGCAGAGGCTAATGCAAAAGCAGCACAGGCTAAGTTTGATGCTTTATCTCAAATTGCATCTAGTGGCGATGGACAAGCCGCTAGTGCCGCTGTGATGGCGCTGGCTTTAACACAGACCTCTAGCGTTCAGCCTATTCCGCAAAAGTCTGAAGCGATTCAATGGGCTTCTATCTTAGCGTCACCTGTAACCTCTTTAGGAATGATGTGGATGCAGGCTGATTCAGCCAAGACTATGGCTCGATACAACGCACAGGTAGATCTTGCTTCTGTTCAGGCTGATGCTCAAACTCAACAGGCTTTGTATGGGAGCTTTACGGATATTTCTAGTGCAGGCCTTGCTGCTGTGGGGAACGTAGATTACACCCCGTTTATTGATGGCATGGTTAATCTCGGAACTGCAGGTCTAGACTCCAGTGCAAATATTGCTACGCTTGGTGTTAATGGCGCAGTCACATTAGGTACCGCAGGAATTATTGCTACGCAAAATGTAGGCATTGCTGGAATGGAAGGCATTTCCACAAACAGCCTTAACTGGCTTAACTATTCTTAAACACGCGACACTACTTGGAAAGACATACTGGCTAATGAGCAAAGCGGATGTGTTGTTACTACTAACGAAACTGGTCAAGTCATAGTAACGTGTAACTAACCTTGGCTGATTTGAATGTTCAGTTGCTGCCTTGGCAGCAGGAAGTCTACTCTGACCCTTCGCGGTTTAAGGTAGTAGCAGCAGGACGGCGTACAGGAAAGTCTCGTCTTGCTGCTTGGATGTTAATTATTAATGGCCTTCAAGCAGATAAAGGTCATGTTTTTTACGTTGCGCCCACTCAGGGTCAGGCCAGAGATATTATGTGGCAAACCCTAATGGAGCTAGGACACCCTGTGATTGCGGGTTCGCATATTAACAACCTGCAGATCAAGCTGGTCAACGGGGCCACGATTAGTCTTAAGGGAGCCGACAGACCTGAGACAATGCGTGGCGTGTCCTTGAAGTTTCTTGTGATGGATGAGTATGCGGATATGAAGCCCGATGTATGGGAGCAAATTCTTCGTCCAGCACTAGCGGATCAAAAAGGAGAAGCCATGTTTATTGGGACTCCTATGGGCCGCAATCATTTTTATGAGCTGTATAAATATGCTGAGCTTGGAGATGATGAAACCTATAAAGGCTGGCACTTTACAAGTTACGACAACCCAATTCTTGATGCATCTGAAATTGATATAGCTAAAAAATCTATGTCGAGCTATGCATTTCGACAGGAGTTTATGGCTTCCTTTGAAGCGCGAGGCTCCGAAATGTTTAAGGAAGATTGGGTTTCTATTGGCGAGGACAATATTGAGGGTGATTATTATATTGCCATTGACCTTGCTGGCTTTGAGGAAGTAAATAAAAAACGAACAAAGAATACTAGCCTAGACGAAACAGCAATTGCGGTAACCAAAGTAAGCGCTGATGGATGGTTCGTAGAAAACATTATTCATGGAAGATGGGACTTAAATGAAACCGCTATGAAAATCTTTCAGGCTGTGCGCGATTATCAGCCTGTAAGCGTAGGAATAGAAAAAGGAATTGCTAAGCAAGCCGTAATGTCACCATTAACAGACTTGATGAAGCGCTATGGAATGTTTTTTCGTGTGGAGGAACTTACGCACGGAAATAAAAAGAAAACCGACAGGGTTATGTGGGCATTGCAGGGGCGATTTGAAAATGGTTATGTTATTTTAAATAAGGGCGCGTGGAATACGCGGTTTCTTGACCAGTTATTTCAGTTTCCAGATGCGTTAACACACGATGATCTGGTTGATGCGTTGGCGTACATAGATCAGTTGGCGCAGGTTGCATACGATTACGAGTATGAAATTGACGATCACGAAGTTTTAGATGTTATATCTGGATATTAATAGGAAAGAATCATGGCAGACGAAATTTACGAACCCGACCCTTTAATGATTGAGCAATCGCTTGCTGGTTGGGTGATGACAAAGTGCGAAGATTGGCGCGATCATTTTGAATCAAACTATGAGGAAAGATTCGATGAATACTATCGGTTATGGCGAGGTCAATGGGATCCTGCTGACTCTCAAAGAGCGTCTGAGCGTTCTAGAATTATCGCTCCTGCGTTACAGCAGGCTGTAGAATCTAACGTAGCAGAACTTGAAGAGGCTACTTTTGGACGTGGAAAGTGGTTTGATATTTCAGATGATGTGGGCGATGGGCAAAGACAAGATATTTTGTATTTGCGGAAAAAATTAAGTGAAGACTTTGAATCCTGTAAGGTTAGAAAAGCTGTGGCGGAATGTCTTATTAATGCTGCCGTATTTGGCACAGGCATTGGTGAGGTGGTTATTGAGGAGATTAAAGAAATGGCTCCCGCAGCAGAGCCAATTATGGGTGGAGATCTTCAGGCTGTTGGCGTAAACATTAAAGATCGTGTTGTCGTAAAACTAAAGCCTGTATTGCCGCAGAACTTTTTAATAGATCCCGTAGCAACCTCTATTGAGGAAGCCTATGGTGTTGCTATTGATGAGTTTGTAAGCAAGCACACTGTAGAAATCTTGCAAGAACAAGGCTCTTATAACGAAGGATATATTGAATCGTCTGCTGTAGATACTGATCTTGAGCCAGATCAAGATTTAACTATCTACAATGATGACAAGGTACGGATTACCAAGTATTATGGCCTAGTGCCAAAAGAGCTTCTTGAAGCCGAAGGCATTGAGGTCGAAGAAGATTCAAAGTATGTCGAAGCCGTTGTCGTTATTGCAAACGGTGGAATGCTTTTAAAAGCCACAAAGAATCCATACATGATGGGCGATAGGCCTGTAGTTGCATTTCCTTGGGATGTAGTCCCGGGGCGATTCTGGGGTCGTGGTGTTTGTGAAAAAGGCTACAACAGCCAGAAGGCACTGGATACAGAGCTTAGAGCAAGGATTGATGCGCTAAGTCTTACGATCCACCCAATGATTGCTATTGATGCTACCCGATTACCTAGAGGCGCTAAGCCCGAGGTTAGACCGGGTAAAATGATTTTAACTAACGGAGATCCGCGTGAAGTTTTGCAGCCATTTAATTTCGGGCAAGTGGGGCAAATTACTTTTGCTCAGGCTGCAAGTCTTCAGCAAATGGTGCAACAAGCGACAGGCGCTGTGGACTCCGCAGGGATCGCTGGACAGGTCAATGGTGAAAGTACTGCTGCTGGGATATCTATGTCTCTCGGTGCAATTATTAAGAGACATAAGCGCACCCTTATAAACTTTCAACAGTCTTTCCTTTTGCCGTTTGTTACTAAAGCAGCCCATCGGTATATGCAGTTTGATCCAGATGAATATCCTGTATCGGACTATAAGTTTGTAGCAACCAGCACACTTGGCATTATTGCTAGGGAGTATGAGGTAACTCAGCTGGTTCAATTGCTGCAAACAATGAAGCAAGACAGTCCTTTGTATCCTGTATTGATTCAAAGCATTATCGACAACATGAACCTTAGTAACAGAGAAGACTTGATTGCCACAATGCAGCAGGCTTCTCAACCAAATCCGCAAGCACAACAAATGGCAATGATGGCTCAACAATCGCAAATGGAGTTGCAGCAAAGTCAGACGAATGCATTAAATGGTCAGGCAGCAGAGTCGCAAGCAAGAGCAGCGAAGATCTCTGTCGAAGCCCAGATTGCGCCTCAAGAGCTTGAGATTGATAGGATTCAAGCAGTTACTCGTAACCTACAGGCAGGCGATGCCGACGATAAAGAGTTTGAGCGTAGGCTTAAGGTAGCTGACAGGCTTTTGAAAGAACGCGAAGTGGAGGGAAAGTCAAAAAATGCTAATGACACAAACCGAAATCAACAACCTGTTGAGCCAGATCAACGAAGCCTTCAAGGATCAGACAGGCCAGCTGCAAGACCTGAAAGCCCGATTGGAAACATTGGAGAGCAGATTGGATGAAAAAGAAAAAGGATCCAAAGCTGGAGCGCGCGGGGGTAAGCGGGTACAACAAACCGAAAAGAACACCGAAGCATCCAACTAAAAAGTTTGTGGTTGTTGCAAAGAAAGGCGACACAACTAAGCTAATTAGATTTGGTGATCAAAAAATGACCATTAAGAAAGACCAACCTGCTCGCAGGAAGTCTTTTAGGGCCAGACATAAGTGTGATACAAGCCCTCCTGATAAGCTGTCTGCAAGGTATTGGTCATGTAAGAAGTGGTAACAATCAATTAAGGAGTGAAAATGACGTTAGAGTATCGGTACAAATTAAAAACCAAAGAGTCAATAGAAACCGCTATTAAGTATCACAGGTTGCTAAGAAGGCCAAACGACAAGGTTATTGTTATGTACTCTGGCGGAATGGATAGCGTATCGCTTGCTTGGAGTTTGTTAGAGCATACAAAGCACAAGGTGCATATCCATTCGATTCATCTTGATAACTCTGAGGGAAGATTTAAAGCAGAAGCTAAAGCCATTTACGATAGCGTTAATTGGCTAAAAGAAAACCAAAGAGAGTTTGAGTTTTCGTCTTGTATGTATTCATACAAAAGTAAATATCCCGGCGGTCGTGATATGTCTTTGGCTTTGTTTCAGGCGGGAAGAATTATATCGGCTATGACGGAGCCTGTAGCGGCTGTATTTACAGGCGACTACAATATGAGCAAAGAAGAAAGCGCAGAGGCTTATGGCGTGTTTAGTGCATTATTTATGAACAAACAAATTAAGCCTGTGTGGGCTGCGCCGTTTGATTACATGAGCAAAACGCCGCTAGAGCGAAGCCTTGGTGTTTACTACGCAATGCCAGAGGGGTTGCGTAAATTATATTGGTCGTGTAGAAAGCCAAAAGAATCACCTGAAGGTTTTATTACTTGTGGTGTATGTCATGCTTGCAAACGGCAACATGATCTCCATAAACATATAAAGGACTGTAAAAGTGAAAGTAAAAGCCCCTGATGGTTTTCATTGGATGAAAAACGGTAAAAGTTTTAAGTTAATGAAAAACCCAGCTGGAGGGTTTAAGCCTCACAAAGGGGCTTCACAATCAGCTAATTTTCCTGTTCAAAAAGTTCACAAAAAATGAGGTGTTATTATGGGATACGGATCAAGCGCATATACGTCAACGCCTAAAAAGAAAAAGAAGAAGGTTAAAAAATAATGCCAGCCAAGAAAAAGGCAAAGGCAAAAAAAAAGACTGGATCTATACCTGATAACGTAAAGAACAAGGCTCTTTACTCAAGGGTTAAAACTGCGGCTAAGAAAAAGTTTGATGTATACCCTAGCGCTTACGCTAATGCATGGCTCGTAAAGGAATACAAAAAGCGCGGTGGCACTTATGGCTAAAACCAAAAAGGGTTTGACCAAATGGTTTAAGGAAGAATGGATTGATGTAAAGACCGGAAAGCCTTGTGGCAGAAAGTCTGCAAAAAAATCAAAACGACCTTACCCATCTTGTCGGCCTAAAAAGGTAGCAGCTAAAATGACGGCTGCTGAAAAAGCAAGATCCAAGTCCAAGAAGACCGGGCCTGCTAGGATCAAACACGATGTAACGGCTTCTGGAAAGAGGCGTAAAAAGAAAAGTTAATTAGAGATAACCTTATGGCCTCAATGGATAAAGAAACTGAAGAGTATTACAACAAGTATTTTGACCTGTTTTACAACGATGGTTGGAAGCAGTTAATCGAAGAGCTTACACAGAATGCTGCAGCAATAAATAGCGTTGAAGCGACAAAAGACGGAAATGATTTATATCTCCGCAAAGGTCAACTTAATGTTTTGGCTTATATGCTGAACTTTGAGTCTACTGTAAACACTAACTTTGACGAACTGCAGAAAGAAGATGTATAAGGTATTTGACTTTCGTTGCGAAAACGGTCATATATTTGAAGAATTTGTAGAAAGTGGAACCACAACTAGTAGGTGCAAATGTGGTTCTGATGCTACAAAAATTGTCTCAGCGTCGAATTTCGTGCTGGATGGATCTACCGGAGACTTTCCCGGCAGGCACATGAAGTGGGTACGAGAACACGAAAAAGCGGGACAAAAAGGACGGGAAGCTCAACGCGAGAAGAGTCAATCCTAATCATTCCATAACCTTTAGGCGGAATAAGTTAAATGATGTCAAGAGCGACAATTATTGATGAGCGTCAAGATGAAGAAGAAACACAAACTCCTGAAATAACCGAAGAGGTTTCTGAGGCTCCCGTAGAGGACAAGCCAGAAGAACCAAGTATTCCAGAAAAGTACCGTGGAAAATCTGTAGAAGATCTTGTACAGATGAACCAAGAGCTTGAGAGGTTTTCAGGCAAACAGAGTACGGAAGTAGGTGAGCTTAGGAAGTTAGTTGACAACTACATCCAAACAGAACTCGATGAAAAACAAGCACCTCAAACACAGCAAGAAGATAACAACGGAGACGTTGATTTTTTTGTTGATCCACAAAGCGCTGTAAATCGGGCTATAGATAATCACCCTAAAATTAAAGAGGCAGAATCGTACAGAAGACAGTACAAACAACAGGCTACTCTTGCACAGCTGCGATCCGATCATCCAGATATGGATCATGTTTTGGAAGACCCTAGATTTGCCGAATGGATTAAGGGATCAAAGGTTAGAACACAATTGTTTGTTCAGGCTGACCAACAGTATGACTACGATGCTGCAAACGAATTGTTTTCGCTGTGGAAAGAACGATCAAATATCGTTCAACAAACAGCTAAAGCAGAACGTGCAAATCGTAAAAATGCTGTAAAAGCCGCTGTAACAGGCAATGCTCGTGGAACAGCTGAGGGATCAAGAAAGAAAACTTATCGTCGGGCTGACATTATTAAACTTATGAAAACTGATCCCGAGCGTTATGCAGCTTTGTCAGAAGAAATTTTGAAAGCATACGCGGAGGGTCGAGTAAAATAGTCTAACGGAGAATTACTATGGCTACTGCAACATATCCCGGCGCGGGTGGTAATACCGCATTAACGGAAGCAGCAACTTTTGTCCCAGAAATCTGGTCAGATGAGATTATTGCTTCTTATCAAAAGAATTTGAAAATGGCCCCCCTTGTCAAGCGTATCGCTATGAATGGCAAGAAGGGTGACGTTATTCACATTCCTAAGCCTACTCGTGGAGATGCCAACGCTAAGGCGGCTGACACTGCGGTAACAATCATTGCTAACACTGAGTCAGAGTTGACAGTCACTATTAACCGTCACTTTGAATACTCGCGTTTGATTGAGGACATTGTAGAGGTTCAAGCACTTGGATCTTTGCGTCAGTTCTACACTGAAGACGCTGGTTACTCGTTAGCTGTACAGGTCGATAACGACTTGCACGCATGTGGCACTGGCTTTGGTGATGGTGGTGCTATTGTATTTAGCCCTGCTGCTACTGATTACCAGCACACTGGCTGCTTCTTTAACGATAACGGCACTACCACTCAGTACACTGATGATACTCTGGTAGCTGGTGATGAGTTCACGGATGCTTTTTTCCGTGACATGATCCAGAAGATGGATGACAACAATGTACCGATGGAAAACCGCAACCTGATTATTCCGCCTGCAACGCGCAATGCAATTATGGGGATTGATCGGTATGTGTCTTCTGACTTTGTAAGCGGTCAGTCAGTCAATAGCGGTCTTATTGGTAACCTGTACGGCGTAGACGTTTACGTTTCTGCCAACTGCAGAACCATTGAGGCGGCTGGTGACAATACTGCTTCTAGCGTTGATACTCGTGCTGCTCTGTTGTTTCACAATGAAGCCGTAGTAATGGCTGAGCAGTTGGGTGTGCGTTCGCAGACTCAATACAAGCAAGAGTACCTCTCTACGCTGTACACCGCAGACACCTTGTATGGTGTTCAGGTATATCGCCCAGAGGCAGGTTTTGTACTCGCAGTACCATCTGCTTAATCTATACGGGGGCTTCGGCCCCCTTTTCTCTTTTCATGTTCTTCTTGGAGTAGTTCATGGCAACAACAATTAAACTCAAGAATGGATCGGGTGCGCCCGCAGCTAGTGATCTAGTCCAAGGTGAACCAGCATTTGATCTAACTAACAGTCGCCTTTACACAGAAAATGGTAGTGGCGTTGTTATTGAGGTGGGTTCAAACCCAAGCAGCCTTTCTATTAACGGAACCGCTGTAACTGCAACGGCAGCAGAAATTAATACATTGGATGGGATTACATCCAGTACAGCAGAATTAAATATTCTTGATGGTGTAACTTCTACAGCAGCGGAATTAAACATTTTAGATGGCGTAACAGCTACGGCTGCTGAGTTAAATGTTCTTGACGGCGTTACAGCGTTTGTTGATGAAGACAATATGTCTAGCAATTCTGCGACAAGCATCCCTAGTCAGCAGTCAGTTAAAGCGTATGTTGACTCACAAACAGGTGGTGGCGGAGCAACTCTTTCTGGTTTATCAGATACAAACGTTACGTCTCCTGCTGATGCTGCATTGTTGTTTTATGACACAGGAACATCTAAGTGGATTGACAACGTAGTATCAGGTCATATAACTATTGCCGATACAGGTGTTGCGTCTTTAAACGCATCTCTTAATAATTTAACTGACGTTAATTTATCAACTGCTGCAACAGACGGCCAGACCTTGGTCTTCGATAGTAGCTCATCAAAATTTATAGCGGGTACTTCAGGTGCAGGGCTAGACGGCGGTTTTGCTAATTCAACCTATCTTACAGCTCAGAATTTTAACGGAGGCGGTGCTTAATCATGGCAAGCATTATTCAAATACGCAGAGACACAGCATCTAACTGGTCATCAGCTAATCCAACATTAGCGCAAGGTGAGTTAGGAATAGAAACAGATACACTAAAAGTAAAAGCCGGTACTGGTTCAGCCAACTGGGCCAGCCTTAGTTATCTTATAGATACGGGCGGTTATCTTACGGCTACTTACTCAGGTAATGTTGCAATTACTGGATCGTTGGCTGGGGACAATATTAAGC